ATCGCTTAAGTCTGGCTCTTTAGACCTAAATATGTCTTTAAACTGTTTACAGCGTGATTGTCCGAGTGGTCTAAGGAGCCAGACTTAAGCGATTCTACAAGAATCTACTCCACCTGGTGGCGTCAGCCTCGTGCGTTCGAACCGCACATCACGCAGCATAATGGTTTCAATATTTTCCAACTTAAAAATATTGTGGTACCGGTGGGTATATTTGCTCTTATAGTGTAGTGGTTATCACTGTGGACTTTGATATATATGTTTTTCATATATGAAGTGATCCGCAAACCTGGATTCGAATTCCAGTAAGAGCTAATTGTTATCATATTTGCTATAATAATTTGATTGTTTAATTCAGATTATTATAAAATACTTTCATATTTCCAAATGTATCCCTTGCTTGATTGTCTTATCCCATTACAACACATACTTATACAACTATTAGATGACCCAACTGAATCAGCTGCTTGTTTACAATTATCAAACGATTTTAACCTATTTCCATGAATGTCAAATTGTACTACTTTACGGTTTCTTTTTGATATAATCTGATTATATATTTCATCTTGACCTTCAGCTTTGGTATCATTTGAATTCATACTTTCATATTTCCAATAAAAACCCTTTCCTGTTTGATTTGGTTTAAGACAACACGTAGTTATAAAACCACGAGAAGCACCGACATATTCTGCTGCTTCTTTGCAAGTATTAAATGATTTTAATCTATTTCCCTGAATATCAAATTGTATTATTTTCCTGGGTATTTGAGTTATAACCTCTTTTTTTGTTGTTTTTTGACTATATTTGAACCTTCCAGTTAACGGTGGTATTCCTAATTCAGATTTGGTTTCATTACTTTCAAACTTCCACCTAAATCCTGCTGCGGTTTTGATATCATCATTACAACAATGTCCTATAGTAGAAGGGGAACAACCTACATATTTAGCTGCTTCTGTAAGGCTATTAAACGATTTCAATCTATTCCCGTCAATATCAAATTGTATGACTTTCCTATTTTTTAGTAAAGACGCAGCTATTTTGCGTTTAGTTTCTTCATGGTGTTTTCCAGAATTTCCCCCCAATCGTATATTGTAACCATTTGGCACCAAACAATTATATTGTTTGATGTATTTGATTTCCATATCATCCAATTGATTATCAAATGTTATACATACTAATTTGAATTCAAAGTTCTCAACACCATATTTTTTGAAAGCAGAAGTTAAATAACGACACTTGCTGCTATTTTTTCTGTGGTTTCTCCATCTATCTTCTAAGTCTTGCGTGGTTTGTCCTATGTATGTTTTATTGTCAATCTTATTTTTGATTTTGTAAATATAACCCATTCTATATACTTACTAAACATTTTCTCTTTATATAAGTTTCTTGTAAAATCTTATATAATACTTCTAACTATTATCATTATGTTCGTTTTGGAGTTTTTCCTTCTTTTTTAGATAGGCTCGTCTCGCGTATTCTTTCTTTTTCTCAGATGTGGGTTCATACTTATAACCAGTATTCTTCTTATAATTGTTATTCCTTTCTTTTATGGCTTCTTTATTCTTTTCATAATACTCTTTTCTGCTGGCGGGTGCGGTGTATTTTTTGAGGTGTTCTTTGGTAGCAAGTAATTCCTCTTCTAATTTAGCATTTTTTTCGATAAGTTCCTTTATTAGTGCTTTATCATCCATTCCAATAGTATATATAGAAAAAAACATTTATATTTGTTTCATAAAACAATCGTTAAGAACGTCAAATGCTTGTTTGTGAAGATGGAGGTTGAGAAGTGTCAGGTTTAACACGAATATATCTATATACAAACAACGTGTAACAAAAACAGCACATAAATATCATGAATAATGAACCCAATACAATGTAAGCATATAAACTGGATGTTTGACAACACTCACTACGACTATGCGAACAACAGTAATTATTGTTTTTGTCAACACATGAAATATCTTTATTTTGACTTTCATACCAATAGCATTTATTTATCTTGGGGGCAAGATTACATGTAGTCTCACAAGCACTCATAATATTCGGTGATATAGTAGGTGATGTAGTTGGTAATAATTGAAGTGTGACGTATTCTATAACACAATCTGATATATTGGAAGAACAGCAGTCATGTAACCCATCGGTACGCGTACAGGTGATTGTCGGATTACAAACATACTCTATATATCCAAATGTAAAATTACAATTTATGCGATTGAATATTTGATTGGTCGTACATGTAGTTAGGTCAAAACATGACATAGTTATTTTGGTAATTGTAATATTTCATAAGCAAACAACTATATATCAATTTTTATGCATTATCACGAATAATATTATTTAGTTGTCTTTGAGTATATGTAAAGCATAATTTTCGTAATATTTGTTTGAGATTATTATAAAGCCTATAATGTATAAGACATGCTACGAAACAACCAAACTTTAACTACCATCATATGTTGCATAGTAATAATAATATTCACAGCACTATTAATACGGTATTTTTTAAATAAACAGGAAAATGATTATAAGGAAGGTCTTGAAAATAACGATAGTTCCCCAAAACTAATTGTATCTTTAAAAAGTGATAGTAAACTACCAGCAGAAAAGCAATTAGATAAGGGAAATGGAATACCCGCCCATATAGAATATTCAATAACATCATTCTCATCGGATGGGTTCGTATTAGATAGTCGTTCTACTGTATTTAACGAAAATACTCCCAAACAAATCGGATTTGAATCACTGAATCCCGTTATGCATAAGAACGTGAATGTGGTAAACCAAAATAGGTTTATCGTAATTTCCCCCAAAACCGCGGTCGAGTTTCCAGACAATTTCACATTAACAATAGAAAATAATGTAGACGAAAATAAAATGCAATTTGATTTATGGGGAGATACATACATAAATAAAAATAAACCACGCCCTATGGGTAATTCCAATACAATAATTGGTCCTCACAATCTATCTGGTTATACGATAGAAGATACATCATCATTTACCTATGATAAACAGATATTTACTGATGGGTGTTTCAAGAAAGGAAAGGAAAAATGTGCTGTAAATAAATTGAACATAGGGAAAAACATTATAAATGTAATTCAATCGGGTCCTATATTTGATAACAAGGGTAGTAAAATCGGGCACGTTACAAAAACGAATAGACAAACTAATAATTCAGCTGACACTATAGAAATGAATATTGAGAACTATACGGGTGCAACGGGAATTTTGTTATACGTAGGATATACTACAAACGTCTAATATAGATTGGTTCTGAAAAATATTAAATAGTTGTATAGTATAAGTATTTAATGGAATTAACAACCCGAAATGGAACATATTTTATAATTTTAATAATATTGTTTTTGGTGTCATTTTGGTACTTTTCCCGTTATGATAAATGTATTGAAAATTTAGATGAAATGTACGAAATCGGGACAAATTGCGATGGTCCATTCGGATGTAAAACGCCTGACGAAATAAAAAAAGAAGGTGCTGCCGAATTAAAAAAAAAGCAGGAAGAAATATCAAAACCACCATCATTTCCACCAAAGATAGTGGATATTGAATTACAATTTACTATTGAAAATCAAACTTGTCCTGCACGAGGAATACCATATAAATTGCCAAAAAATCCGTTATTGAGTAGTCCTTCTAAGAAAGGGGTGGGTTTGGGTTTGGGTTTGGGTTTGGGTTTAAGTTCAGTAGACCCAATGGCTCATTTAATAAAAACAAAAGTGTTAAGTAATACAAAAACAGATGTTTATATGTTAGATGTAGATCCAAAATCGATAGGTTTTATAGAGGACCCCAGTTATTCGGTTACAACATTATCGGTGAATCATCCAGATGAAATTTTACCAACATCCACATTGAATGAATATATACCTCGTAATAAATCTTTAAATGAAATTTATACCATGAAGAAAGACTATATAGATGAAATGTATAATGGTAAGAAGAAAATACCGATTTGTAAAAATTCGAAGTATACCGAATACACTGAAAATAAGGATAGTAAAATAGATGTCAAATTAGATAGAGCAAGACCAAATAACAACTTTATTATACTAACACCTAACACAAATGACGTGTTTCCTAAAAAGTTTCAATTAGAAATAACAAATAATACTAAAAAAACGAATCAAACATTTAATTTATGGGGCGATTTCATGTTAAATCAAAACAAATCACAACCATCCGGAAACCCAAATAGAATATTAACTGCTGAAGATATAACAAACTATACAGATAAAGCAAACCGAACAACTTTTGGCTACAATAAACAAGCATTTGGAGAATCATGTAAAAAACTGGATGAGAGTGAATGTAAAATAGCTGGTATGGATGTAGGTAATAGATGTATTAACATAATAAAATCAGGTGATGTTTATGATGAAACAGATGATAAAATAGGTAGCGTGACAACAACCGTGGCTACTGAAGATGACCCAAATCAAAAAATAATTATAAATATAGATAACGAAAATGTAACGGGTTTGTTAATATATACATCATACTTGATGTAACCGATTTGTAAATATATGTGTAAATATTTACAAATTATAGTGCTTTACGATGGTCTAAAACATACGGATTGGATTTTAAGTTATTTAAAAATTCAGGATTTGTTCTGTCAGTTTGAATATTAGAATAAAGTCCCTTCTCATTACCAGATAGACGTCCCATAGTATTTGTATCAGGTGATTTATAAGGCATTGTTCCCGAGACTTCTCTTGAATTTTTGAGTTTTTCATCACGAGACACTTGACGAACATTCATCTTGGAGTTCATTAATGACATATTCCCCTTTACCATGTATCCATCTATAGTGCTTGATTTAATATCATTATTACGCTGATTGTAACCAGATTGGTATGATGATGGTTGTCTGGTTCCGTCACCCGCCCCTGCTACACCCGCGTAGTAAAAATCACCAGTCTCGTTACGGGTTGTATTAGCAACCTGATGAGCGGTACTTTGATAAGCACCTCCATTTTGGTTTGCGTTGACATTAAGATGGTTTTTGGAGTTTTCAGTAGTTTCGCGCATAGTAGTAGGTAACTTATCAGATGGGTTAAAAATGTATGTTTGTGGAACGCGTGCGCCTGGATTTTGGTAAGGTCTTAATGTACCAATAACATTTTCTTTTCTGGATGGACGTAAAATATCCATAATAGGCGCAACAGCGGCTCCAATACTTCCGCTAACCATACCAAAATAACTGTCTTGTTTATTTGCGCTTCTGTTATTGGGGTATGCTTGTTTGGATTTAATACCATAGTCAGATTCAGTGGGTAGATATTTACCTTGTGCGCTTGCAGCACCAAATTGTGGAGCACCTAATTGTTGATTTGTAGACTCCATGTATTCACCTGGAACGTAAGTTCCATCATTTTGATACCCGGCAGCACCAGTATATGAAACAGCGGTTTCAGGTCTGGATACATGTTTTGCGATTGGAACGCCACGCATGGTTTGACCTTTTTCAGCCCCACCAGTTGTAAATAAACGACCAATATCACGTTCCCCATTAGAAAACCCTTCTACATTTCTGGTATCTAATTCAAAAGCACGTTCAGGACGGTGTTTTTCCATAATTCCCATTTGTTCCTGAGTAGCAATGTTCTTAATATGACTATTCGCTGGACCTTCATATCCATAAACCATATTACCACCTGCTTTAGGGTTATTATCAACACGTAGTTCATCCGCAGTCTTGGGCTTCCATAAATCACGTTGCTCCATACCTGAGTTGAACCCACCAGAACCTTCCGTTGTATAACCCAATCCAAGACCAGGAGCAACTCTTTCTTGTGTAAATGGACTTTCGTTCGCAATTTTCATACTGGGGTTAATACGTGATTTAATAAAATCACTCTGGTTAGGCATACCATTCGCCCATTGTAAATTCTCACCGGGTGAAAATAATGGGGATTGTTCTTGTTTTTTTATAAATTGAGAACCAGAACCAGTTGCGTTGTCTAAAATACTCTCATTGGCTTGTTCGAGTTCGGGACTTGTCTTTAAATGTCCTCCGAAAAAAGGGACCATATTGTTGTGTTGAAAATAATCTCCAGAAACTTTACTACCGTCTAAAGACATATATTCAGTTTCATTATTAGAGTTTGTTTTTTGCTGATTAAAATATTTATCCGTATATACTCCACCTCCGTTATCATAGCGATTATTTACAGATAAATTTGACGTGTTGTCAGTTTCATTTGAATCTATTGGATAATTTTCATCTGCAACATTAGTATTAGGTAATGCTTTTTGATTTGAGAATTCTTCAGGTTCATCCTTTTTTTTATTCTGATTATTAATTAAATATAAACTGGATAAGGCGAATAATGGTACAACTACTTCCATCTTATTTTATATTATATAAATATATTACTTTTATACAATATTATTCTTTAGTTTATTTTTTGGCGTTAGCCATTTTTCCAGAATAAAGTGTTCCGGGACAACTCTCTTCGTTACCAGAAATACATATCGAGTTACCAGTTAGATAAAAATTATTTTGATTTGTACCATTAACAAATGGTATTTTGGTTGTATGATTATCTTTTTCTAAAATACGTGTTTGAAGGTTTTCATGAAAACCTTTTTCTAAACCATTCAATGGGTTTAATAAAGGTTTTTCCCATCGTGTTTGTTCTAAATCTTTATACATCCAAGCAGGATGACTGGCTCGGCTTTCTTGAATGAAGGGTTGACTTGAATGATAGTAGTTTGGAGCACTATATACGGACTGTTTTTGATAGTTATTTTCATCTGTTAAATCACGGTTTAATGGACGTGTTAAACCACGTAAATCGCTTTCAAGAGCTACAGTGTTATTTTGTAAGTTAGCACCCCAGTGTTGTAGTCTAACTTGAGCGTCTTCAAAAAAAGGTAGTTCTTCTCCAGGACCTGGTGTATTTAACATATATCTACCTGCGAAGCTACTTTCGTCTATTTGTTTTTTTATTCTGTGTGGGTCATCATGAAATCTCGTAAAGGACATTGTATAATGGTTAGTTATTATATAACTGGAAAAAATACTGAGTTAAAAAATAAATATAAACATTGATGTATTTACAATATATTACCAAGTTCTCAATCATGCCTAAAATATGTCTAAATATGATTGTGAAAAACGAGAGTAAAATCATCAAACGGTTATTGGAAACAGTACTACCTTTAATCGATACATATTGTATATGTGATACCGGTAGTACAGACAATACGATTGATACAATCCAGACGTTCTTTGAGAATGTAAATATGGCTGGAAAAATAGTAAACGAACCATTCCGTAATTTTGAATATAATCGTAATTATGCTCTAAATGAATGTTATGGTATGGATAATGCTGATTATATATTGTTTTTAGATGCTGATATGACTTTACATATAAATAAAGATACCTCCGTACATAACTTCAAACAATCTATGAATAAGGACGCATACTATTTATTACAAGGAAACGACAAATTTCATTACCAAAATCTTCGTATTATCAAAAATACAGGCAAATTTTCATATTGGGGAGTAACTCATGAGTATATCCAGACTCCAGATGATACAACCATATATAGAATTCCTAAATCGATAATGTTTATTAATGATATTGGAGATGGTGGAGCTAAGGCTGATAAATTTATTAGAGATATACGTCTTTTAAAAGACGGTCTTGAGAAAAACCCGAATAATGACAGATATACATTTTATCTTGCGAATAGCTATAAAGATTCACATCAATATGAAAACGCTATAGAAACGTATAAAAAGAGAATAGAACTAAAAGGATGGATACAAGAAGTTTGGTATTCCTATTATTGTATTGGATTGTGCTATAAAGAGTTGAATGAAATGGAAAAAGCTATATTCTATTGGCTTGAAGGATATAATCGTTTACCGGAACGTATTGAGAACCTATACGAGATTATTCATTACTATAGAAACAATCAAAAGTATGGATTGGTTGATGTTTTTTATAATATGGCTGTCAAAAGCCGCAATAGCATTAATGAAGAGAACCAGTTGTTTTTAAAAAAGGATATATATGATTATAAAATAGATTACGAGTTCTCAATCACTGGATTTTATAGTAACCAACAAAATATAGATATGGTAAAAGTGTTTATGCGAGTTTTAAATTATCCATTAGATAACAATATACGCAGCAATGTTCTCTCTAATTACAAGTTTTACACTAAATCTCTATCCGATATGAAACAACCAGAAACGGAAAATGTGAAGACGATACGTGTTGTTTCATGCATGAATAAATACACAAATTTGTTTAATTGTACGCCTTCTATATGTTATAGCGAGAACAATGATAAATTATATGTAAATACACGGTTCGTTAACCATTTTATAGATAACACTGGTTCATACCTATACAAAGATAATAGCGGAAATTTGACTAAGAATAATAACATTATAACAAAGAATATAATTAGTGTATTTGATATAACCAATGATGAATGGACCAAAGAAAAGGAATTTGAATTAGAATATAATACAAAGCACGATGGAGTATATATAGGATTAGAGGATGTACGTTTATTATCAAACTCAATGGGTGTATGTTTCAATGCGAATCGGGGGATTTCATATGGTAAAATAATGATTGAAACCGGTTCAATTGACATGAATTCTCATAAAGCTACTTCATCGCTTGTTACTAAGGATAAATCACACGCAGTAGAAAAGAATTGGGTACTATTTAATACCGCATTAGAAAGAGTGAAAGTAATATACAATTGGTTTCCTTTAACGATTGGTGAATATATCCAAGATAAAGACACTGCTACAGATATAAATACTACGTTTTTTACTACAAATACAATACAAACACCCAGTATATTTAAAATAATGCGTGGGTCAACTAACGGAGTAACTATAAACAATGAAATCTGGTTTATTACCCATTTGGTAAGTTACGAACAAAAACGTCATTATTATCATGTATTTGTCGTATTAGATGTAGATACTTTCAAAGTAAAACGTTATAGCATCCCATTTACGTTTGAAAAACAGCATATTGAATATACATTGGGATTTGTGTTTGATAAAAAAACTGATAACTTTCTTATTGGATATAGTACCATGGATAGAACGACAAATTATATGGAAGTTTCAAAGGAAAATATTGATAAATTGTTTTTATGATTTATTAAATCTCAGTCACCAATGCTGTTTTACAACAGCCAAAACTGCGACGATGCCATTGTGTAATACCATATTCTTGAATACCAGACATATGAAGCTTAGTTCCATAACCTACATTTTTATCAAGACCATATTGTTCTGATAAAATTGGATATTTTTCACACATTTCTAATACATAATCATCCCGGGCAGTTTTAGCAAGGATACTTGCAGCCGCGATTGCCATATATTTACCATCACCTTTTTCCACTGTAACATAAGGTATTTGTTGATAATCATTTGTACTCGCATCAAAATGGCAATATGGTTTGAAATAATTACCATCTACAATCGCCATAAACTTGGATGTATTATGTTGAGTACCCGTAATATCATTTACCTTTACAATAGATTCACGAATGCAACTATGCATACCATCCATAACACACGCAAGAATATTTTTATTGTCTATTTCACTTGCTTCCGCATATTCAATATGCCACGCAAGAGCATTTTCTTTAATATATTCAGCTACTTCACGTAATTTTGTTTTTGAACTAAACTTTTTACTATCTTTGACATCCACCCCAGAAAACAATTCTGGATTTTTAGGAAGAACTACGGAAGCAATATACACACGTCCAAACATACAGCCTCTACCTGCTTCATCCATTGATATTTCATACAAATCCGCATTATCACTATAAAACCGCTCTAATAAAGGGGGTTCTTTTTTAACACGTGTCTTTTTAGAAGGTTCCATTTTGGTATTTGAAATAATTACGAAAATAACGTTTCTATTCAATTTTTCGTCACAAAATATTTTTCGTCCTATAGTTTATATATAATGAAGAGTTTCAAATTAACACCCTTAGTCGTATTTTTAATATTATTGATAGTTTTAGCAATATCAATTTACATGAGAAATTCATACTTTGTAGAAGGTGTTGAGAACATGTTTAATGATAAAGGTCAGTTTAGTGAATTTATATTACCTGAATATTCACAGACATCGCCTTTGACACAATTAACCGAAACAATTTTTTATGATAAGAAAAATGGGAATATTGTAGAAGCGGTTGTTGAATGGAATACACAAACCCAAAATGGAACAGAAGGAGAACCCTCGAATAATGGTGCGGATGCTGAAGCGGATGCTGATGCCGATGCCGATGCTGAAATGGTTGGTAACATAGGAGAAAATATTGCCAATACTATCAAGACTATAGCGAATGAGTCATCTAATTCAAGTGAAGAAGAAATAAAAGAAAAGGTAAGAACAAAAATAGATGAGACTATACCGTTATTAGGTAACTTAAGCAATGGATTAAACAATAAGGTAGAACAAACCAAGAATGACATTACTGAAAATAAAGATACAATAGTAAATGAAATAGCAAGTAAAATAAAGAATGAAGGACCTAATTTACCAGAGAATGTAGTTGATTCGATTCCATCAATTAAAAACGCATTAAATAACGCAAATGGTGTTGTAGATGTTGTAGGAAAAAACCTTTCTGAAGGACACGAAAATATGGGTTCTCTAACATCTACCCTCAAAAAATTAATTATTACCCCACGTGGTGGAGCCGAAAGTTATATTTATGATTTTTCTGAGCCTGTATCAGACCTACTCCCAACACAAGAAAGTTTAATTGGTACTATAGATAATACATGTGTAACATGGAGTTATGTTAGTCAAAGTGAATTCGCACCAGAAACAACTGTTTTCTATGTTCCTTGGAAAAATGATACATATGTATCTATTTATGAAAAATCCGATGATAACAAGATTACCCCAAGAGGCGTTTTTCATTTTTCCAAAGAAAAACAGGGTGTAGCGAATGTAGAACCCATTGAAATTACAAATTCGTCAAATACCCAAGATGATGATAATAATAAATATGTCAAGGATGAAAAATATGGAGAACATGATTTATATCAAGTGGATAAATTTGTGTTGTACGACATTCCTACATCCAACTTAATAGTCCGCAAGGAACACAATACCGGAAGTATTACTATTTACAATGGTGCAGGTGAAATAATCGAAACTGACGCCGTCAAGAAAATGTATGACGATAATAAAACTCATGAAAATCAAGAAAAATATGCTGAATTAAAGGCATGGACGGCTTTAGACGGACAAGGTGAGAACATAATTACGTACATTAAAAATGTAGACAAAACTTTGGTATTTGTTTGTGGATTTGAATCAAGTGCTATGGATTCTTTAGTACTAAAGAATGTGAGAAGATTTACACTATATGGAATGGATAATTGTGAAAAAGTTGAGAAACCAACACCTTCTGCTTCCTGTGATAAGAAAGAGTCAAAAGAAGAGTCAAAAGAAGAATCCAAGGAAGAGTCCAAATCCGAAGATTATATTTTGAAAACTCAAATAGTACCACCCGTATGTCCTACATGTCCCATGTGTCCTAAAGATGTAACTTGTACTAATTGTGGTGGTAATGGTGGTAGTGGAACAAAGGCATCAAATGGTAAATCAGTAGTAGGTGGTAATGCTTCAAATGGTAAATCCGTATTAGGTGACACTGTAGATGAAGTAACTGATTTAGCACGTGATGCTACAAGCGGAGCTGTAGATTTAGGACGTGATGCTACAAGTGGAGCTGTCGGTTTAGGACGTGAAATAATTGGTGGTGCTCTTGGTTTGGGGCGTGAAATTGTAGGTGGAGCTACTGGATTGGTCCAAGATGTAACTGGTGGTGCGACTGGGCTCATTCGCGATGCTGGTAGTGGTGTTGCTGGTATATTAACTCCTGCACAACAGCGCCAACAACAAATCGGCAATAGTAATGGACGTATGGCATATCAGCAAACCGGTGGAAATGGAGGTCAATATTACGGAACCAACAATAACTACACCCGATATGGTGCGTTGCCTGAGAGACCCAGTAATTTCATACCAAGAACAGCTGATTTCAGTTCTTTCGCATAAAATTGTAAAATAATATTTTGATAATGTGATAAAATATTATTCGTGTAAAACAAGTTATAAAAAACCCATTATAATATAACAGTCGTACCATGGAAAAAATAATCAATAATACAGAATTAATACGTATATTTGATAGACAAACTACATCTGATAATATAAAGTCTATATTAAATGATTTTGATGCGAATTATAATAAATTAACATACAAAAAAGGTATATACATTTATGGGTCTCCTGGTTCAGGAAAAACCACGTTCGTAATGAATTTACTGAAAGAAATGGATTATGATGTAATAAAATATGACGCGGGTGATGTTCGAAATACAGGTTTGATAAATACAATAACCAGTAATAACATATCAAACCGAAATGTACTCGATATGATGACACGCAAGGTAAAAAGAATAGCAATCGTAATGGACGAAATTGACGGTATGAATAATGGGGATAAAGGAGGTATTACAGCATTAATCAAACTAATACGGCAAAAGAAAACAAAGAAACAGAAATTAGAAAGTTCTACAATGAATCCAATAATATGTATAGGTAATTATTGTATCGATAAAAAAATTCGCGAACTAATGAAAGTATGTAACACATTTGAATTAAAATTACCAACAATGAATCAAACCAACCGTATATTAATAACTATGTTTCCGGAATTAAATACCCCCAATAATATAGAAAAAAAACAAACATTATTAGATTATATACAATGTGATGTACGTAAATTGAATTTTGTGTATGATATTTACCAAAAGAAACCCTCTCTTATTGAAGGGGACGCATTATCATTGATATTTCAACGAAAATCAAGTAATGAAGATTCCAAACGAATTACACATACATTACTTAATAATTACGTTCCATTAAAACAACATAATCGCGTAATGAATGAAACAGAACGAACTATAGTAGCTTTGTTATGGCATGAAAATATTGTGGATATGATAGAAAAGTATGATAGATGTAGATCTATACCCGTATATCAAAAAATTTTAGATAAAATGTGTTATGCGGATTATATTGATAGAATTACATTTCAAAATCAGATTTGGCAATTCAACGAAATGAGTTCCCTAATGAAAACATTTCATAATAATAAAATTTATCATGATAATTTTCCCGAAAATAAACAAAAATTTGATAATTCAGAAGTAAGATTTACAAAAGTATTGACAAAATATTCAACCGAATACAATAATATGATGTTTCTCTACGGATTATGTCAAGAATTAGATTTAGACAAGTCTGAATTGATTTTTATGTTCCAAGAAATACGATTAATGATGAATAATGATGATACAAACAACATTGAAGAAATATTTGAAAACTATAATATTAATAAGCTGGATATACAACGCATGTATAGATATATGGATAAGAGTGTAAAAAAGGATGCTGTAACAATTGATATAGATGAAAATGAATAAGAAGTAGTTGATGAAATTGTATGAATTTCATCAATATGTGGAGAAACTAATCGTCATTATTGATATTAACGGTTATTTCTGGAATGGTTTTATCAATCGCATGGATTGTAATATTCTCATTATCTTTTTTAGAACCCCCTTGTAATATAGTAATCGTATTATTTGCTTTCAATAATTGTTCTTCAATGATTTCATTTCTATTCGTAAGGGCATGTATTTGAGTAATAAGTTGTTGTTCCTTTCCTACGTTTTCATCTTTATTTGTCGTATTTATATTATTGTTTTTTTTAGTTAGTTCAATCACCTTTTGTTGTAGTACTTGCGTAAAACGTTGTAGTTCTTCGTTTTTCTTTGTAAGTTCAATTAGTTGCGTATGGTCTTTAGTTGTATCTTGTATTACAGAATTAGTTCCATTTTTAGTAAGGTCAGCAACTTTTTGCTGTAACAATTGATTAAATCGTGTTGATTGTTCGTTTTTCTGCGAAAGTTCCACTATTTGTTTTTTATGTTGTTCCATAATTTGAACGACTTGCATATTAGTTAATTGAATAGGCGGTTGTCCTTCACGGTTAAGCATAATCGGTCCATTTTGTTTTTGTGCTTCTTCGTGGTCTTTAATCATTTGTGCTCGTTTAGCTTCGATTTCTTTAATTTGTTTAAGAACATCGGGTTTCATCTCCGGTTTTCCAGGGTCATATGTATCTAATAATGCGTCAATATCTTCCATAAAGAATTTTTTAATATTATTTTCGTGATTATGTTGTATGAATGTATCTACAGTTTTGGAAGATTCTTTGAAGTATTTTGGGTCTTGTTTTTGGTCGAACATTTTTCGTTTATCAAATGTGTTATGTTCGTGTGAAAATACGAGAATACTTTTCAAAGGGTCAAGTTGTACGAATGGAATAGTATAGTTTTTCAAAAATGCCTTTTCTTCAGCTAAAGCGGCATTGTCTTCATATTTTGTTTGTTCTAATAATTTGGTTTTAAAAGCAAACGTACCTGCGGTCGCATGGTTATCGCCATAAGGACCACATTGAATCATTTTATTCATTCCTTTGAAATATACATAAATCTCACTTGAACCAGCACATAATGCTTCTGGTTTGGATTGTAGTCGTTCTACCGCATGTGAAATACGGTCGGGTGGATAGTAATCATCGTCGTCCATATAGACAATAATTGAACCTCGTACATGTTTATGCATGTAATTACGTTTTTCACCCAGAAACATTTTTTTCTCTATTTCAAAATACCGTATTTGAGGAATATCCGATGATACAATCAAGTCTTTAATTTTATCAGTACCATCATCTACAATAATCCATTCCAGTCTATGTTTTGGATAATCTTGATTACGAAAACAAGTAAACATGTTTTCAATAAATGGGCGACGATTGAATGTAGGCGTACATATACTCACGAATGGATATTTTTCTAAAGATTGTTGATTATCGTCATTACCCATTATCTAAATAGTTATATTATTAATTTGTATTTATATTGGTAAATACAAACTAATTATGTTATATTCGTAAGTAATTCTCCACATATATAATCAATATCATGTTTTGGAAATTTATCAAATGGATGAATACCGAAAGCGGTTAATGGGTTAATGTCATACATTCTATATAGAACATTAACACAAAACTTCGATGGTTCGTCTTGAACTGTATGTGAAGGCGAAGGGTATCCCAATATAGTTAATGCGTTTTCAAAAAAGGCATCTTCCGCTATAATAAATTCGTCAATAAAATAAGCATTACATAGATTATTAGATGTTCTATATTGTATAATATCATCATATGTAACATTATTTATACAGTCAATCATAGCTGATTTTTGTCTATAAGAAAACCCACCGCACATAGGGTCATTACTTTGTATCGGTCCAACCTGATTCAATATTTTACCACTAAGACCCATTTTGTATCGTGCGCCTAAGTAAGGGTACTTTGTTGATATTTCATAATCATTATTTATTATGAATGAATCTGTTTGAAAAATAATAATGTGTTCTTCTTTTATTTTGTTCCAGAAATGTTTGCTTTGAAGTAATAGACTATAAGCATCTGGTGAAATCAGGTCATTAATACCCATGTTAATAAATGTATAATTCCCTTTTATATTTTCCTTTACATATGTTTCGTTCATATCACTACCAAAAATTCGTAAATTCCACGTGTTATCAAACTTACTCATAACTTGTTTTATCACGGGTATAAGATATTTATGTTTTCTGGGTTCTACTATAACCGCTACTTTTTCATTTTGTATATTATTATTAATAGTTATATCTAAATTTCTGTAATAATCCATAAATTTTTCTAACATGATAGAATTGGTATATACATCTTTGTATATTAATATTTTATTATTTTAACGAGTTCATTGATGATGCTATATTCCCCATTTGTTTCAATCCATCTTGAAGTGCGGTATTATCATTCACATTCAACTTATCAGCAATGTCAGATATAGTTTCTTTTGTAGGTACTATAGTTGGTTGTGTATTAGGTATATTTAAAGGGTTTATTGTTTTGTCTTCATTGGGTGTAGGTACAGTGTTGGTAGATAACGTGTCATTATTGGTAGATGATAATATATTAATTAGTATACTATATATAACAGTACCTGTTATACACGCTATTGTGATAATCATGATTAATGATTTCAATGCATTATTTTTTACTTTAATACTTGAATCAATCAACGCATATAACATAACTATTATAATCCCAATTTGAATACAATTCTCATATATGTAATTGAATATATAAATCATATAATTTATGATTTTATCAAAGAAACTAAGAGGATTACATGCTGTATCATGCTTAGGGATAGGTTTATATTGTTTCAAAAAATCATCAAATTCGTTTTTAGTTTTCAATATATTAAATCCATTATAAAACATTCCAAATAATGAATGAAACAATATATAACCGAATAATATGGCTGTTGATAATGGTGCTCCTATAAAAACTAAGTATACTAATAATAAAATTTTGTTTAACCAAAATAAAGGGCTAAATACTTGTGTGAATGTAATAAATGAACCAATTGGTAATAAATCTGCGAGAGGGTTGGTTTCAATAAACGTCATTAAATACAATATTCCGATAATGACATAGACAACGATAGGCAAAATTCCCGAAAATTCTAACTTAGCAAAATCGACCAATATACTTTTAATAGTTCCTACTGAGCCATGTATCATAAATACGGATAATCCCAATATAAACATAAATAGCAATAATAATATTACTTTTAAATTCTTAGATGAAGTAGGTTCGTGTATTTTATTCAAAACATACTCGGGAAAATAGTCAATAATATATCGTTTAAAAGCATCCGTAATAAATAATGGTATATCAGTGAAAAAATTGACAATCTTCATAAATGGATTCATTGCGGTTGCTTGTTTTATTTGTTCGCGTGGAACATTAAATGAATTTACAGGTTGATTACCGCTATCTCTATAGAACATAACAAAACTCCAGTTGTATACAACAAAAGACGCAACTAATATTGATATTATCCAATTGAAATAACGCTTTAAATATCCTTTGTCATGATTGATATGTTTTTCATCACCCTTACTTCCAATTTTTGTATAAAATGTCATACGCTCATCGTACCATGTTTCAAGAGATTTAAATGCGTCTTCTACTATTTTGGCGAATGAACGTGAGGTATCAATAACTTCTGCTTTGCTTCCTTCATAAACATTATCCATTCCAGTCCAATCGCAATCGTTGAAAGTAAATCCTTCTTTTATATCCTGGGTTTCATGAATATTAACTAATGGTTCAATATTTTTAATGTTTATTAATTTCTTTCTTTTCTTTACATTCTTTATTTTGTTTTTCATATGTTCTGTTTGAAAGTTAGTAGTTTCCTTTTTTGTATTGTCATCACTAAATACTTTATTACTATTCGATACGTCTTTCATTTATATAGTATACTATTATTTGTTATACTATATAATCTTAATAAAAATGGAAAAAACACGCAATATAACTTATCTTGAATGTAACATACCACACGACCCACCTATGAATGACAATACGTTATATCTTTCTTCATATAATGTCATATTGTAATTATAATCGTATAATCTCCAATTCTCTTTACGAAATCCGATTGGATTACCTTCACCATCACAAATAACATCAAACTTTGAATTAACAAGATCTATTGGGGGGACATATGTTGTAATGTCTAATTCGATATTTTTGAATTTACTTAAATTAATAGCACCGGATGGTTGGTATTCAAACGGACTTGTATCGAGACAAAAATTATAACAATATACGCCTTCCTTAGCTGAACCTTTAGTTCGGGTATATTTTTCAATATAATCATAAATACCACGAGTTAACATATTCTCGCGATAACTACCATCAAGTTGTATACCCATGGTTTCAAGTATTTCTTTTCTATTTTCTACTGCGAAATTACCAGTAGTTAATAATCCAGTTACAAGTAAATCTACTGGGTCTACGTTGGGAAAAGCACCTTGAGTATTACTATTCGTATATGGTACGCTTCCTACCGGTAGTGTTTTATACGGCCAGTTAGTATAGTTATTCCATTCATTGCGTAAATTTACATCATTCCTCTGGAAATTCCACATCCAACTTGAAACCATACCAGGAGGCGATTGTAGTTTAACCTTACGTGTTCCAGTTATATTTTCAAACGTATGTGCGAATACATCTTTAATTAAATATACTTGGTCTTTTCTTGCGAATAGTTCTGCTTCTTCTTTAGATAAGAAACAATAAGTAGATATTAGATGAATATCAGCATTCCATGAAGAAAGTTTATTTTGATAATTTTCAGCCGATACTTCTATGGAAGGGGGGGTTTGTAGAAATCGGTACATCTGAAAACGTGATTCGCCAAAATTCGGTTTTATATATGGAAAATTATTTCTGGCATCAAATACATCACGTACTTGGAATAAGTCTTGAATCGGTCTAAACGTAACATTAATATGAAGTTCTTGATATTGAAGAGCAATCAATGGAAACGCACATGAACTATTCAATGTAAACCATGTATTAATGGGTATATATAGATTTCTCCCACGTATCGATGGTTCAGCACCAGCTGTATTTTGAGTATGAATTGTTGATGGATATGAATTAATACGACCATTACAGTTAGCCGGGTCATTTATTTCTGGTACATTTCCAGTCATAGTATTAAATAGTTCTTTCTTATCAGAATTAAAATCACGTTCAACCATCATCGAAAGGTATTCCCCAGTATATTTTTGAATAGTGGTTGACCCACTTGTGATTTCGATTTCTTGAATCATAGAAGCGCCAATATTTTCAATCCACCTAAAATCATAAGGAGCCCATCGGCATCCAGTGTCATTACCATCCACTATTTCTGGTATAGTATTGGACCCTTCTTGTGATAGTATTGGTTTAGGTAATGGATGATGTATAGGGCTCCATATATCTGGTAATGTTACCACAACATATGTATCCATTAATAGCTCAGCATGTCTTGGTATTTTAAATTGAAATGTAGAAGGTTCGGTTAAACGCAAATCTCTTGAACCATTATAGTCTATCCGAAATTTTTGAAGTCCGAAATTACTATATTTACAGTATGTTACTTTAAAAAATGTTTTACTTGGATTTCCGGTTAAAAATAAATTCGCATTTCCTACGGCAGCAATGTTTAGTAATCCACCAGCCATTATTATAAGTTTATATATAATTACTATTATATTTGTTAGTGATTATATATTAAATCTTCAAATAATATATAACCCATAATAATGAATAATACTCAAGGTATCTTGTTACTATCAATTATTTGTATATTCATATATGTAATATATCGTTTTCTATGGAAGCGTAAAATGATATCAAGAATTATTAATAAATTACAATGTAAATCACTAAAATGTAGGTCCAGATGCAAAAACGATGAATGTCAATGTAATACAGTCGAAGGATTAGAGTTGTTTGGAACAGCAGAAGGAGAATATAATAGTTTAATAGAATCTGAAGGAACTGGTATTGTTTCATTACCTCCTGATGAGTCTTCAACCGACTCACGTGATAAACCAACGTTAAAAGATTATGTTATAAAGTCATCTTATAATAGCGCAGTGACGGGAAAAAGTGTAAATATAGACATGGTTAAATATTTATTATCTCGTGGAGTGAGACTATTCGATTTTGAAGTATTGTTAATTGATGATAAACCAATGATTACGTATACAAATGATACACAATTAGAAACGATTGAAACTGTGAATACACTCTTACTTGACAATGTATTTAGTATGATATCTACTTCCGCTTTCGTCCAACCTACACCTAATCTAAATGACCCATTATTTATTCATTTAAGAATCAAATCAAAAGGAGATGATACAAAACTATATAAATTAATATCTAAAGTGGTTGATTCCAATTTAAAATCAAGATTATACACAGGAGAAGTGTCTAAAGAAACAAAAATGTCAGATATACAAGGCAAAATAGTGTTAATTATCGATAAAACAATTGACCGAAATTATAATTCTAAATCTACCTGCAATCCAGAAGAAAGACAATGTTATAATCTATCTACATTTGTTAATTTAGAAAGTGGGTCGGATAAATTATTTCTTCATAGATACACGGAATTATTAAATCTAAATTACGACCACATACGAGTAGAAGACAAATGTGGATTATGTACGAGTACGCGTAAGTTGAGATTAGTTATGCCAGATACTATTAATAATAATACAAAAAATCCGGATATAAATAGTTTTATATTGAATTATGGAGCACAATTTGTATTGTATAAGTTTTATTCCAAAGACGATGAGTTAGAGCAATACGAACAGATGTTTAATGATAACAAAGGTGGAATTATTCCTTTAGCATATACTATTGATTATTTGAAAAAAAATCAAATGCAGTAAAAAAAAGTATAATTATTGTATATACAAATGGGTAAATACAATAAAAATAAATCGCAAAAGTCAAAGAAAACTTTTTATCCGGACGAATGTACTAATAAAATGACATTCCAAGAGTGCGAAATGGCTGTATTAAGGAGTGCTATAACAGAGAATAAAAAAACTTCCGGTAAAAGAATTGTTAGTGATGAAGACGTCCAAAAAATGATAAAAATAGTAGAAGAATTTATTGTAGACAAGAAATTAGTATGTTATGGGGGTACTGCTATTAATAATATATTACCAGAAAACGCACGTTTCTATGACAAAGAAGCCGAAATACCTGATTATGATTTCTTTTCATCAAACGCAATGAAAGATGCAATAGAGTTGGCTGATATATATTATGATAGTGGATACACTAATGTTGAAGCAAAGGCAGGAGTTCATCATGGAACATACAAAGTTTTTGTGAATTTTATTCCAATTGCGGATATAACCCAATTACCAAAACAATTATTTGATTCAATTAAAAATGATTCTATAAAAAGGTCTGGTATCCATTATACACCCCCAAATTATTTGAGAATGTCTATGTACTTAGAATTATCCAGACCTGATGGAGATGTATCCAGATGGGAAAAAGTATTGGAACGTTTGAATTTACTAAACAAATATTATCCATTAAAAACTTCCAATTGCTCTGAGATAGATTTTCAGAGAAAAATGGAAATAGATATGTCCGAGCAAGAGAAAATATATTTTATCGCACGAGATACTTTAATGGATGAGGGAGTCGTATTTTTCGGTGGATATGCGAGTGGATTATATTCAAAACAAGTAAGCGATAAGGAAAAACGGGAAATACAAAAAATACCGGATTTTGATGTATTATCTGAAGACTTCGAAAAAACCGCATTGATATTAAAAGAACAATTAGAAGATACTGGAATAAAAAATATCAAAATAAAACGTAATGATGCGATTGGTGAAGTAATCCCTGAGAATATAGAAGTATCTATGGGGAAGGATGACATTATAGCAGTAATACACAAACCGATTGCGTGTCATAGTTACAATGAAATAAATCTGAAAGATAGAACTGTAAAAATAGCTACTATTGATACTATTATGAGTTTATATTTGAGCTTTGTTTATGGTGATAAAAAACTAAATGACATCAGATTATTATGTATGGCCGAGTATTTGTTTAATATTCAAGAAACAAATAAACTAAAACAACAAGGTATGTTAAAGCGTTTCACAAATCAATGTTATGGAAAACAACTAACCATTGAAGATATACGTTCTGAAAAAACTCAAAAATTTAAAGAATTGAAGAATAAACAAACATCACCTGAATATCAAGAATGGTTTTTGAAATACACTCCCAATGAAAATAAAACGAATATTTCTGAAGAAAAGAAACAAGTAAAGAAACCTGTATCTAAGACAGTTAAAAAGAAAACAAAAATCGCCTCTAAAAATAAATTATTGAAGGTGTTAGGATTATAGACTAATTAAAAAATTGGTGAATTTAGTGATGGTATAATAGATACTACCAAAAATCCAACTTTTAAATACTAAACCGTAAAAATTAAAATTACCATCATCATTATAAATGGATAAGAACGAGAATCGTTTGAATATATATGCATTTATAATGGGAAGTTGAAACAAAAAGAATAGAATACTTACAAAAATAGGGACTTGTAAATCACTCAAAATATCATCTATTTGTTGGTTGCGGTCATTCTCTTTTTCGTGTTTCTGAATATTTTTATCGGTAAATTCTTCATACTCTCTAACGTAGTCATTAGACACAGCTTCTTTTGGTATATAATTTGGTTGGACTCTTTCATCTTGAGCGTATTGAGTTGTGTCTTGTTGTATATGTCGTGACGGTAATCGTTGTTGTTGCGAAGGCATTATCATTTGTCGCTGTTCTTCCGATAGATATTGTGGAACTTGTTTAGTAGCATTATTATTAGCAATAATTTCTTGTTGTGGACTTATGGGTTGTTCGGGGTGTGACATAATAGGGTTCTGGTCGGAAACACCATAGGGGTTTGGATGCACGTTAATTGGAGTATAATTATTCGGCAATTCAGTTGTTTTTGTGGGCGGTTGTTGATTCATGTATTGTTGTTGTTGTTGTTGTTGTTGTTGCTGTTGCATATGTTGTGAATTCGGGTCTGGTAAATCTGAAATTCGTGTGGTTGTATTCTCCATTACTATACAATATCATATAAGTAAGATTGTATAGTTTTACGAATGGTACTAAATAAACTGAATTACTTGTCTATTTGTGGTGTATCAGATACATTAATAACGCGTTTGGTATTATCGCATTTTGATGAAGTTGTAGTATATTTATAGCATTTATTATCATGTTTAAAAATCTTATCTTCTATTTCACTAATAATGGGTCCATTAAATTTTAGACAATTTTTATCCGTACATGCTTTTCTAAATAAAGTAGCAAGACCTAAACCAAGCAATACCGATATAAATGTTTGTCCGAGGTCAGTATGGAGTAAACGCTGTAAATTCATAATATACATTACGTTCATATAAATTATTTTTCAATATCTTATACTTGAATGTCTTTTTTCTGATATTTTACATAATATGTATGGTATGTAAAATAATTGGTTAGCCTTGTAGTGGTATTTTGGTTATTTCAGCATCAGTTTTAGGACACGCGACTTCATTCTGTTTGAATTTGAAGCAGGTGTCAGTCTTGTCCTTATATTGAAGCACGTCTATGTTTTCAGGAGTAGGATACACATAAATCTTACGTGTATCAGGCATAGTTATATATACGGCAAATAATCCGAATGCTAAACTAATTATAAAAACGTTTAATTTGATATACTGAAAAAGTCCCATTAAATTAAACTATACGCAGATAAAAATATAAGCCTAAAAATTATTTCTTTCCCTTCTTCTTCTTCTTCTTTGGCTTACTTGTCTTATTTTGTTTATTTGTATCATCAGCTTCTAATTCTGTAAGTAAATCAGGATGAATAAATGACTTTTCTTGAGAAGTTTCTCCGTCGAGCTTGAATACCATATTATTTCCGTCTTTTTGTTCTAAAGAATACTTTGCGATTAGCTTATTCTGTTCGTCTATTCGTTGTTGTAGCAAAACTGCTTCCTGTTTTGCTTTTTCTAACATGTTCGCTTTCTTAATATCAAGACGGTTTGACATATCTTCTTTTAATTTTGTAGATTTTACCATACGGTCAATTGCGTTTGTATCCATTCTCATATTTTTACCCATACCTCCCATGCTTTTTGCCATTTTAGCAAACATCTCTGACATTTCAGCTCCTCCAGTGGATTCTTTCATTTTTCCAAGAAGGTCACCCGCTTCTTTCATTATTTCTTCACGTGAAATTTCACCACTTTTCATTTTCGCATCTAATTTACCAGTTACAGATTTCATTAAACCCATGATTTTGGTAGGATTCTTCATAAGCTTTTTCATAACATCTTGGGGGCTTGCGTCTTCAGCATTATCACCAAGCAATTCAGTAAAATCCCCAGAAATCTCTTCTGCCATCTCCTTTGCGAGTGAACCAATCTTACCATTAAATAATGTGTGTAAGTGGTCTTGCATATTTTCCATATTAGGCATACCGTTCATATTAAATGGCATTGACTGTTCTTGCCCGGTAGAACTGTCACCTTCAGAACTTTCATTTTTACCCATGTCTTTAAAAAAATCATTAAGACCTTCCATAGTTTCACCTAATTTTTCCTGTAAGTCTTTTTCATCTATTCCTTCAAACATATTCATAGAATCTCCAAACGTGCTCTTATCTTTAACGCTACCAACTACTGTAAATAAAACTAATTGCAAGTATTTCCATATTGTTTTACGGATATTTTCAGTTACTCCTTCGGAATTATAAAGGATTTTGAAATCTACATTAGGCAAGAAATTTACATTTACATCCGGTTTATCTGAAAAAATGTCAGCATTTTGGTATAGAATATCAAAAAAACGTTCGGGATATACTGTCACGCAATATTTGTATATTTCATCACGCGATGAATCATCTATTGTTCCGGTTAGATTATTCCATCTATCACTATATTCTGGAAATGTTGTTGTTAAATCATTTGTAAAATCATTAATTACTGTAACAAAATTGGGAGGAACTTCGGTTGAATCCATGCTATATATTTATAATATGGGTATAATCTGTTTAACTACTTTTTGTGTAAATTACTTATCTCTGAGTGTGAATATTGACGTATTTATCATGCTCGTCCATAATATCTATAAGTGATTTATTCTTACTTATATTGTTAGTATGGTGTTCGAATAATAAAGGACTATGTCTACGAAGTATTGGTCGTGGAATGTTATCTGAAATATTATTGGATGTATCTGTGTTTGTATTCAACCAATCCGGGGTGGGTATTGTCTTTACCATAATCGGTAGTGTCTCGGTTGATACAATATTATTAGGGGGTGGTTGGGTTTGTTTTGAATTTTCGCTCATTATTGTAGTTGTATTGGTTCATGTACGTTTGTTTTTAATCAATTTTTAGTGTATATTATTGTAAAATTGAATAACTAAGTGTCAATGAAAAAGTAATAACTAATAAAACAATGACGACCATCAATATTTATATTCCACGCATTCTTGGTTCTGTTACAGAAGCAGAAATATTATCTGTATTTCCACGTATGGATATAGGTAATGTAACTAAGATAGACATGAAATATAAAATTAACGAACGCAAACATGGATATTATTATGCCTTCATTACCATTCAGTTGTATTCAACTATTAGGGCTACTAATTTTAAGAAAAACGTATATGAATACGGAATGATAAGATTATTATATGACGAAGAAGCCGCACAATACTGGGAAATTAAACACCATATTGATAGAAATAAACGTATTAATTTACCAACATTAACAAATGTTCCATTCTTTAGATATAGTACACTCTCACCTACAAAAAACAAAGAAAATGATTCGCAAGTTGAAAACACAGATAAACCATATAACATGTGGGATAATTCATTTGACTTGTTAAGTGAAATAGTAGTAGTGGATGTTGAATTATGAGTGTAATTCATATGTGATTGAACTTTTTATGTGACGACAGTATATAACATGGCAAATAATTTATCTCATAATCTTGAAAAGTTGAAATCGACTTTTCATAATATATTATTATTACGTAATGACGTAACCAAGATAAAAAAAAAAGTAAATAATAAAATAATGGAACTGAAAACAATATATGGAGAACTTTCTAAGAACACAACAAAAAAGGCTTTACTATTCAGTTTAGACTCCTTTTTTTTCCAATATAAATTGTTTTCTGTCGAATTAGAAAATATCGACCGATTTCGCGTCTTATTAAATAACCGAATGTATTGTGATTATTATAAGTTATATATACTGATTGTTAATTATATAAAAGATAATACCGACGATTTAAATGCTGATAAAATAGATTTTCATACATTCCCACCATACAAGGATTTAGAACCATTCCAGGAATATAATTTAGATGATATTAAACATATTCACGAAGATATTATGAAGTATATAAATTTCTTATATGAATGTTATGAAATAAATCAAACAAAAATAACAAATTATAATGGTAAAACACGTATTGGGTTCTCTATATCAAATTTACTGAATACGTTGGAACATGAAAACATTGTATTAAAACAACAAATGGCGTTATATATCAATTATCTGTCATTTTTTCACATATCTCAAACCAAACATTTAAAAAACATCTTACAACGTCTTAAAGATTTTGATAATGAAATAGAAGAAAATGTCAATGGAAATCACGCATATTCGGTTGATGATGTTGAAGAGGCAGATTCTATTCGTAAGTTTGACTATAACGAATCTGATGATGAAAATCCTATTCTTACAGATATAGAACCTATTTTTGACGATACATCGGTATCAGTAGAATCTGTTTCAGATGTTATACCATATACTAAAAAAGAAGATGTCAATATACTATTAATTCCTGATATTAGTGACAATATATCACCTACTCCAGCACCTACTCCCACATCTGTATCCACAAATTCAGATACAGAAAGTACATCATAATTGTTGTAATTACTATATTAGAAATAGAATATTGTGCAAATATATAGCTTAATTTAGATGGATACAGATGTGCCTAAAAAACAAACAGATAATAAAGATTTAGATGGTAATGATGACAAACATAGTATTGGTGGTGGTGGAAATCCATTGGATGATAAAATCGTATGGTCTCCAGACAACGAAAAAATATTAATTGAATGGTGTGATGTAGCACAATGTTACAAATGGTTAAATTTTAGAAGTCATACTAAACTCGCAAGTCAACAAGCATGGTTTACTATACCAGCTATTATTTTATCTACAATTACTGGAACCGCATCTTTCGCACAAGAAACATTCCCACCAAATATTAAACAATACGCACCCGCAATAATTGGTAGTATCAACATTTTAGTAGGTATTTTAACCACAATTCAACAATATTTAAAAGTATCAGAAAAAAATGAAGCACATAGAGTATCGTCCATAGCCTGGGATAAGTTTGCCAGAAATGTACGTATTGAATTAGCAAAAAAACCAGACGAGCGTGATAAAGCAGGACATTTTATAAAAGCATGTCGTCTTGAATTTGATAGATTAATGGAAACAAGTCCTTCTATTGAAAACCATATCGTTAAAGAATTCAAACATAAGTTTCAAAATAAACCTGGGTTTGACAAAGTAAAGAAACCCGATATATGTGATACTATTATCAGTGCCGAAGAAACCAGAAATCAATGGTATCTTGAAAGTAATAATGAACCAATTATAGATAGTGCTGCTGAAGAAGCAGTCAGAGAAAGAGACACTTTCATATTAGAGCAACAACGTATATTAGAAGAACGTAATGAAGAATTAATACGACACGCAGAACTCAAACAAGCACATGAAAGTAAGAAATTACAAGAAATTCAAGAAACAGCCAGAAAATTACATGAAGAGGAAGACGAATACAACCTTCATGTTGAAAAAATTAACCAATTTATCAATGGATATGAAGAAGTATATGCAAGAAAACCATTAAAAGAAGATATTATAAATCAATTTCAAGATACTATCGATGCAACTGTTATTGAAAAATTTTTATCTGGGTATATGAAGTAATATCTAATATAACTATACCAAAAATATATTAGATATGTGAGAACAAATTGGTATCTTTCACCGCCCAATATTCCATATTATTATAAAAGAACCGAATACAAGATTTATCTTTTATATATCCTACTTCGGATTTTGTAAAATTCGCATGCAGTATATAGTTCGCAGTACTTGTAAATAAGCTATATCTTTTATAATTATAACCATTCGAAATAGAGTTTGTAGAGAACATTGTAATATTACCAAATATATCATGAGACACCTTATTAGATACCAATGAATTACTCAACGTGTCAATTGTTTCAATGTTTATGTATTTATCATCTTCATATTGGCATATATACACGCATATTGGGGGTTCTACAATGGCATTGTTCTCGGTATATATGTTTTTTATGTCTGAATTATTAGAGAACATAGATGTAATTATTTTACATATTGGTATGTTATTCGATGATTTTTTATGTATTATTTCATCTGTAATTACCCATGAATATTGATTCTCATTAGGAAAATCCATGTGAATAATCGTGGTATTGATAAAAATATATAATTTGCCTTCCATATTCACATACCCCTTATAATAATCTTCTGACTTTTCATATGTAATACCAAAATTATTTTTAATATATTGAGAACATTGTTCCGGAAGGTATAATTCATCATCATATTCATCACTATTTGATGACATATCCAATAATTCATCATCGTCATCTTCATCGTCATCTTCAATAAATGGTATTATATCATCGGTTTCGCTGTCAGAACTACTATCACTGTCAATGTTCTCTAATAATCTGTTTTCATTTGGAAATTTCATTATATTATTCTCATTATTCATTAAAAATTTTACATATGGTTTATCACTATCATCTACAATACTATATAATACATAATTGAACTCCGTATCTTCCGTGATATTTATTACTTTATGTAGCGTATCATTACTTAAATATTTATACGCAATATTGTTCTCCATATTAATAATTTCATTATCTGGTTCATTTATAGTATTATATATAGATGGTGGTTTTACATCATATACTACTGTTCCTGGTTGAATCTTTTTCATGAATTTATCATTTATTATGTCTTCTATTTCTGGTTTTATTGATATCATTGTATACAGTATAATTTGATAATATATTGCGAAAATAAACTTGTAAAACTACATAAAGATAACATCTGTTAAGTTATTATAACACACGTTACTATAGATACTACTATTTTCTAAATGTCCGATTACGACAATAACTCAATTCACTCACTCAACGATACCCAACGGGGGTATATGCTTCCAAATGAAGACGACAATTTTTCAGTAGTTACTGATGACCTTTCAAATAAATCTGTTGGAAAAAAGGTATTTAAAATGGGACGAAATGGGTGGAAATTTGACGAACTTAAGATGCTTGACCCTGGATATCATCGTATTGTAAGAGACCATGATGGTATTAAAACTAAAACTGAAATATATTCTACATCAATCGTCCCTGGAACAATGATTCGTGATGCTATTACGGGACATAATTATCCCCACTTTCATGTTGGTTGTTGGAATGAAGATCTTTTCTTCAAGGTTAAGGATGCGAGCGGTTATGTAGGCAAAGAGACTTATGACCTATATTATGACAGTCCAGAACAATATGAAAGACATGTAAAGACTAATATTTCGGTAACTACGAAAAAGAAGTGGACTGATAAATTTGTACTGGCACAAGCGAGATTGGAATCAGAACAACAATAATTTAGGAACAACTATAATAAAAATATCGCAATTATATAACTATTAAAAATGAATAAAACAATAATATCTTGGTCTCATTACTTATATGCTACAATTACCGCATCTGTATTAGCATATGTAACCGTTATGGATTCATCTAAAGATTCAGATGACTCAGCAATAAGTATGCTTCCGAATATAGATTTTTCGATTAAAACAGAAGAACCTGTATCTGTAGAAGAACCAGAACCAGTAGAAGAATCGGTGCAAGTAGAAGAATCGGTGCAAGTAGAAGAATCAGTGCCAGTAGAAGAATCAGTGCCAGTAGAAGAATCAGTGCCAGTCGCAGTAGCAGTCGCAGTAGAAGAACCAGTGCCAGGAGCAGAACCAGTAAAAGAATCTCAAGTAGGTTCTTCAAGAAAAAAATTGAAGAATAACAAAACAAAAACCACTAAGAAAAATAGCAATAGTACAAAGACTCATCGTCGTCATTAAAATATAGGCATTTGTTAAATGCCTATATTTAAAGAGATATATATATCAGAACCGCATGAACGCAGAAAAACAATACACAATATAATTAATACAAGTGATATACGTCACATATACGTATCAATTGGGAGTAAAATAAACAATACTGACAGCTTTATGAATTATAATAATAACAGTGTTTTTCAAATGATACCAGCATATTATAGTTTAAATAGCACATCGCACCTAATCATAGTATTTGACACATTTACTCAGTCTGAATATGAGTCATGTTACGAACATATGACTCCCTATATTACTCCGAATACACATATAGTTTTATGCAATCAACTATGTGATTATAGATTTATTCGTAAGTTTATTCCATACATCATAGATATAGCAAAAACAATCGGTTGTATGCCATCCAATATGGTAATATGCAACTATGTCAAATTTAAATATCAACCAAACCCTATAGAACAAAGGTATTTAAACGAGATACCTAATAATATATACGCAGTATTGAAAACCTCGCAATATAAAGACTATATTGAAAGCTTTTACGAATGGTTCGGATATAACGCATATTTATATAATTTTATATATAAATATAAGTATTATCAATTATACCGAGGTGCTTACAGCTCATTGAACCTTCTTTATGACACAATCAAAACAATAGAATATGATAACACATATCAACTATGTATTTCAAATCCACACATTATAAACTTTTGGAATTATGTATACAATATTACAAATCCTAACATTAAATTAACATCAATATGCGATGATTTAATAGACGGCAATAAAATCAAAGTAACTCCTCACAACGTATAAAAAAATCATGTAGTTCATCTGTATTCGAATTGTTATGAATTTCATCTGGAATATAACTATCATTCTCTTTTTGATAACACAAAATAGCAGGAATTCCTACGAACATTTTTTTTGTTTTCAAGAATGCATATACATCAAAATTATTATCAATATCAACGACCGCACATTGAACGTTATCGGGCATATTATTAAATTTTTCGAATACTTCCTTTTCTATTTTTTTACAAGGAGCACACCATTCAGCTCCAAATTTAACGATGAATAAACCGGGATTAGATTTGATAAGAACCATATAATCATCGCGAGATTTGATTTCAGTAATAATAGGTAAAGTCATATTTTCTATATGAACATTACAGACATTATTTCTATACGTATTTCGTAAAAAAGATAAAAGAATATTATTAGATATAGTATAGTAATTCAATGTCAATAAAAGACCATAATCTAAATATCCATATGTATTCATTAGAAGAACTGCTTGGATTGTTTGATTTGACATTTAATATTTCACATGACGACCTTAAACGTGCTAAGAAAGTAGTTCTAATGACACATCCAGACAAATCAAAATTAGACTCTAAATATTTTCTATTTTATAAAAAAGCATTCGATGTTATAGTTCGTTTTCATGATAATCAAAATAAACAAAATCAGAAAATCAGTTCTAACAATACCGCATATACCCCACATACAAACAATGAAGATGATAATAGAACTGTCAAAAAAGTTTCATCGGTCATTAATGAAATGTCAAAACGAGAATTTCAAGATAAATTCAATGACCTATTTGAAAAGAACATGGCAACCAAAGTGGATGAAAGCAGAAATGAATGGTTTAAAAACGATGACCCATCATATACAACTAATGAAACGGTCAATTCAAGTAATATGGGAAAAATATTCAATTCTATTAAAGATCAACAAACGGGTTTAGTAAAATATCGTGGCGTTGAGAACATTATATCAAATCAATCATCTACTTCGAATTTTTATGAAGACAATGACGATGATGTTTATGTTACAAGTGACCCTTTTAGTAAATTAAAATTTGACGATTTACGAAAAGTTCATAAAGACGAAACTGTGTTCTCAGTGAGCGAACGTGATTATCAAAATGTAAAGAAATATTCATCAGTAGACCATTTTATGCGAGAACGAGGACAACAATCTACCGCACCTTTATCTAAACCTGAGGCTGAACGCATGTTAGCACAAAACGACCAATTATACCGTGAAAAAATGATGAAAAAAGAATACTCTTCTAATCTAAAAAATATGGAATATGAAGAAAAAAACAAATCAGTACTATCAAATTTTTTAAGAATCAAACATTAGGGATTTGATGGAATCAGATGTTGTGGCATACACCATTCCTTTTTCATATCTAATAGTAAGTTCTCAGTATCACGGGTAGTATTCTCAATATCACTATAACTTGTATATTGTGTTACTGTGGGAGGGGTAATCATATACCAAAAATGCTGATATTGTAACCTCTGCCAATACATATCTACAGCGTGTTTCTTAATAGATTCTTTTGATGAGTCTTTGGTTAGTTTATCTACACTTTCCTTGAAATTCTCAAGCAATATGTCATACATGTGCTTTTTGACTATATACCCGGTTGTAGTACGACAATAAAATACACGAGAACAATAATCCTCTACTATTTGATATGGACGTGCATTATTCCCTCCAATGATTAACACATCCCAATTTATTTTTGTGTTTGTATGGAATTTTGTAATGTTTTGTTTCAATAATTCGGGATTTTTGAAATGAATATCATCTTCACAGATAAATACATAATCATAGTCTCTTTTTTTTGCTATTTCCAAACATTTTATGTGACTCATAGTGCAACCTATCGCCCCTATATCTTTTTTGACTGCGTCTACCCTTTCAGCATTTATAATCATTTTCTTAAATTCGTTGGTTGCGTGTTCCAATCGGTCTTGACGATGGTCTAAATTAATGAAAAGAGTATTTTTAAATAATTCCATCTATTTTTATTATTATCCATTTCACTTTATACTATTTCAATTCATATGATATACAAATATCATATGTCTAAAAAATATTTATTTCTTGTTCTTGCGAGACTTGTTCTTGCGAGTCTTGTTGTCCTCCTTCTTGAAAGAACCAAATTCACCCTTCTTAGTGAAGTAACCTGCCTTCTTAAGACGGTTATTCTTCTTGGCAGT